CAGCTTTCTCGCTATGATGGCTGGCAGAAGATTATTATTTCTAATGACCGAGACTTCATGCAAGTCTGTGATGATGAAACGATCTTGTGGCGCCCCACCAAAAACGAAATTTTAAATAGAGAAAGAATTATTGAACAAACCGGAGTACACCCTACCAACATGGCCCTTGCGCGGTCCATCGTAGGGGACACCTCCGACAACCTTCCCGGGATCAAAGGTGCGGGGTTTGCAACGGTGGGAAAAAGATTAAACTTTTTGAGCGACAGCAAACCTTATACTATTGATGAAGTAATAGAATTTTGTGAGAATACAAAAAGCAAACTTAAATTTTTCACCAACATCGCCGAGAACAGAAGCCTCATTGAACACAACTACAAGATGATGCAACTGTATGCTCCGCAAATGTCTGTTCAGTCAAAAACACACGTCAAAGAATCGATTGAGAACTTTGAATGTGAATTTAATAAAACTGAAATTATTGGCATGATGCGTGATGATGGATTTGGTGAATTAAATTGGGAAGTTCTCAAAGAAAACTTAAACAAAATTAGTAGAGAGTGTCTTGACAATTAAAAAGAAATATTTTAAAATTGATTTGACTTTAGCTGCCAATCTGTTATATATATAATACACTATCGAGAGGGAATAGATGCTCACTGAAAATGTGAATTTTGGAAGGTACGGAAAGTCCTTCCAAGAGGGATTAGTACAGCTTATTTTTGAAGACCGGCCGTTTGCCGATCAGATTACAGAAGTATTAGATATCCAATTTTTAGAACTCGAATATTTACGAGTTTTTGTAAATAAAATTCTTGACTATCGAACCCGTTATAGCACCCATCCTTCCTTGGATACAATGATTACAATCCTCCGCACTGAGATGGATCAAGAAGAGGAAGTAACACAGAATCAGGTCCGCGATTATTTCGCTCGTATTCATACGCGTGAACTAACTGATATAGAATATATTAAAGAGACTTCCTTAGATTTTTGTCGTAAACAAAATCTTAAAGAAGCAATGATGAAATCTGTAGGGCTCCTCCAGAACTGTTCGTTTGATGAGATCTCCACAGTTATTAATGATGCACTTAAGTTAGGATCTGAAAATAATTTTGGTTATGATTATCTCGCTGACTTTGAAGAGCGCTTCAAGATCAAACACCGCGCCCCTGTCACTACCGGATGGAAAGAGATCGACGGCATAACAGGAGGCGGACTAGGCAAGAGTGAACTCGGAGTAGTCATCGCTCCCACAGGCGCTGGAAAATCTATGGCGCTTGTACACCTGGGCGCCCAGGCGATCAAAGAAGGAAAAACGGTGGTTCATTATACTTTAGAACTTCAAGATACTATTATTGGTACACGTTATGACAGTTGTATTACCGGCTACCCCCTCTCTGATATCCGCAACTTTAAAGAAGAGATCTACGAAGAGATTAAAAATCTTGATGGTGCGTTGATTGTAAAGGAGTATCCTACTAAATCGGCCACTACTAATACTTTACGAGCACACTTATCCCGGTTAATCAAAAGAGACATTAAGCCAGGACTTATCATTGTAGATTATGCAGATTTATTGAAGCCAGTTATTGTACGGAAAGAGAAGAGAAACGAACTTGAGTCTATTTATGAGGAACTGCGTGCTATCGCTAGTGAATTTAAGTGTCCTATTTGGACCGCCTCGCAGACGAATCGGTCAGGACTTAATGCAGAAGTCATTACGATGGAGCAGATTTCCGAAGCCTTTAACAAGTGTTTCGTTTCTGATTTTATCTTTTCGATCTCTCGCACTATCGAAGACAAACAAAACAATCAAGGTAAAATATTTATTGCCAAGAATAGAAACGGCCCGGATGGGATGATATACCCGATCTTTATGGACACGTCCCATGTTAAGATCTCCATTCTTCCGAAAGCCATCGCCCCCACTACCCCTAATGGTGTTGTTACCGCTCCCGTAGCGCTCGGAGTAAGAGAACAACAACAATTGTTGCGAGACAAATATACTAAACTAAAAAGGAAATAACTCCCATGAGAACAGCCGCCAACATCCGTCGATTCAGACTATCCGATACTTTTATTGAACCCTACAAAACCAAAGAGGTTCCATGGGGACCATTGGGATATGTTACCTATAAACGTACATATTCTAGACGGTTAAGCGAGTTTGAACCCGGCACAAAGGGGTCGGAAGAATGGTGGCAAACTTGTCGTCGCGTTATCGAAGGCATGTTTGACATGCAGAAGCAACATGTATTCGTCTTAGGATTAGAATGGAACGACAACAAGGCCCAACGCACTGCCAAGGAAGCTTATGATCGCTTGTTTGAATTAAAGTGGACACCTCCTGGCCGCGGTCTGTGGATGATGGGTACTAAGTTTGTAGAAGAAAAGACTGCTGCTGGCTTATTCAATTGTGCATTTAGATCTACGCGTGATCTGTCTGCTAAGGGAGGCTATCTCTTTGCGTGGATAATGGACGCTTTAATGTTGGGGATTGGTGTCGGGTTTGATACCGAAGGCGAAGGCACTCTCACTATTAAAGAGCCCGAGTATACTCAAGACATCCATATTATCGATGACTCCCGAGAAGGGTGGGTCAATTCAGTTCACACGTTACTCGATGGCTTCTTCTTTGGACACCGCATCCCCAAATTTGACTACTCAGCCATCCGTCCAGAGGGCGCCCCCATCCATGGATTCGGAGGAACCTCTAGTGGCTATAAGCCCCTTAAAGAGCTACATAATAATCTTACCGAGATGTATAGCACCAAGATTGGTGACCCTATTAGCTCCGTCGATATTGTAGATACCGAAAATTTGATTGGACGCTGCGTGGTGGCCGGCAATGTGCGCCGGTCGGCAGCGTTGGCTATGGGCTCCCATGATGATCGTTTATATTTAGAAATGAAGAACGATCAAGAAAAGCTTTACCATCATCGATGGGGCTCTAACAATTCCTTTAATGCAAAGGTGGGAATGGATTATACATGGCACGCACAACAAAGCCAAGTCAATGGGGAGCCAGGATATATTTGGCTCGATAACGCGCGCACCCGCGGCCGCTTTAGAGACGGAGAGCGCTTAGACGATATTAATGTAGCTGGATTTAATCCCTGTGTTGAACAACAACTAGAAGACGCAGAACTTTGTTGCCTAGTGGAAACTTTTCCAGCTAAGCACGATAATCTAGAGGATTATTTGCGCACTTTAAAGATTGCTTATCTATACGGTAAGACTATCACTCTCTCTAATACACATTGGCCCGAGACAAATGCTAAGATGCTCAAGAACCGACGCATCGGACTCTCTCAATCGGGAGTGGTCCAGGCATTTACTAAGCATGGCCGCCGCCAGATGTATGGCTGGTGTGACGATGCCTATAAGTATGTCAACGAGTTAGACGAAGAGTATTCCAATTGGTTGTGTATCCCTAAGTCGGTGCGCACCACCTCTATCAAGCCTTCCGGTACTGTCTCTCTGTTAAACGGATCTACTCCAGGCATTCATTTTCCTGAAAGCGAATATTACATTCGCCGGGTCCGGTTCTCCACAGATTCAGAAGTACTTGCGAGATTAGAAAAAGCAGGTTATAATATAGAGAAAGATAGCTACTCGCCTAACACCATGGTGGTAGACTTTCCAGTGCACGAACCTTATTTTATCAAAGGTAAGAAGGACGTTAGCATGTGGGAACAATTAGAGATAGCAGCCCAGTATCAATACTATTGGGCCGATAACTCTGTGTCTGTCACTGTTACCTTCACAGACGCTGAAGCACCCCAACTTAAAGATGCATTAGAAATGTATGAAACGCGCCTTAAAGCAGTATCCTTTTTGCGATATGAGCAAACAGGTTATAAGCAAGCACCTTATGAACCCATTACTAAGAAAGAGTTTGAAGAAATGAATAAAAAGATTACCCCTATCCAACGAATGGATACCAACGGGGGCAATGGAACGAAATATTGCGATGGAGATGGTTGTGTATTGTAAACCAGTTAATAGATATATCCATATTGAATTACCAACAGCCAGAGGCGAGAACGACGAGAGTACAATCCTATTACCGTCCGATTTTAAACCTACTGAAGAGCGCTATGTGGTTGCTAAGGTTAATGCCTGGGCAGACGATGTTCGCTTTGCTGATAGTCTGAGTGCCGACATAGAAGTAGTAATAGACAAATCCATGGCAGAAGAAATTATGATCCATAATCGGCAATTAACTATGATACAAGATAATTATATCATAGCGATTGTAACTGATTAATAGGAAAAACCATGATATGTCAATTGATAAGAACTTTTATAATGAATCCTCGGCCGCTAATCTAGGGTGGGATCCGTCATGGTTTGGCGAAAAATATTTTGATGACAAGTTAGTGCGAGCCGTCAAGAAGTGGCAACGCGACCGAGAACTGACACCCGATGGGCTCGTGGGTCCGATGACCTTTCGTCGCGTGTGGACCGAACGCCAAGCCGACATTGATGAATTTAAACCTGATACGCCCACCTACTCTAACTACATTGTATATAATGGCAATTTCATTCCTATTGAGTGGGACAAGGTAGTGTTGTGGTCCGAACAGGGAGGACTTAAGGCGAACACCGGGACCCATTATGATTATACCGGCCGAGCCCCCCGCAGCATTCGTTACTTTGTAAATCATTGGGATGTATGTTTGAATTCTCACGCCTGCCAGAAAGTTTTAAACAATAGAGGGATCTCGGTGCATTTTTTGATTGATAATGATGGGACCATCTATCAAACGATTGATATGCAACAGGGCTGCTGGCATGCCGGAAGCGAACGAGCTAACAGAGCCTCGGTAGGTGTAGAAATTTCAAATGCTTATTATCCTAAGTATCAAGATTGGTATGTAAGAAACGGACATGGAGAAAGACCTATTTTAGAAGGTGTTCGCTGTCAGAGCAGAGCGCTCGAACCGTTCTTAGGGTTTTATCCTGTACAGATTCGGGCTCTCAAACAATTATGGAAAGCGATCCACAAAGGATTAGATATTCCGTATGCTGCCCCGCTCACCCAGTTTGGGAACACCGATGGAAGCTACGCACAGCATGTAAAGTACGGAGATTTCACCGGCTTTATCAGCCACTATCATGTAAGTAAAACTAAAAAAGATTGTGCCGGGCTAGACCTTAAAGTTCTGCTCGAAGAGGTGGAGAGTGAAGAAGAGTCGGGATACCATTCGGCTAGCGAAGTCTGCGACGATAATTTATAAGCATGACGCCATTGTAATTGGTAGTAATTTAGCCGCACTATTGTATGCGTTTAATAACAAGTTGCCTATTTTTTTTAGTCATCCTCGCCGGCCTTTTCGTTTTGATTACTTGCCCATAGACACACAACTAGAATGTATAGGACTTTCTAATGAAGCTCGATTGCTGCATACACATAGCGGAAACATTAAGGTAGGGCCCCCCGAGAAAGAACTCTGGGACCGGCTCTTGTTTGTTCTGTCTCTCACTGGTCAAGCACCCTTGAGTCTTCTGTGTGACAGCTTAAGATATAATGGAAAGACATTGATATGTTCTAATGAGTATGCCAAGATAGCCGAGATTCAATTCGATAAAGCTTATTATTTTGGGGATGATAATTGTACGGGACTAGTAGAAAAAAAGGTTGCAGAGACGTCTTATATATGTTATGATTGGATAGCGTTTAATCGTGGCGGCAAGCATGAAATCGATCTCATCGAAACCTCAGATGATTTTGTCAAGCAAATCTGGTTTTACCCTTCAGATCGCATTGATGGCAATACTCATGTCAAGGATGCTTGTATAGTTTCTCACTTAACCGACTCCACCATGGACGAGTTTGATTACTCACAGACCATGGCTCGGTTTAAGATGATTCACGAGATGGAAGAGCGCGGCATGCGAGGAATGTTTAATGGCTATTCACCCACGGGCACACCGAAGTACTACAAATTTAGAACGACTATCATTGGTCGCGAGAGACACCCGCAACCATCTGGTTCACTCTCACCCGCCGAGAAGGTGGAGGTGGCCACGGAGAGCCAAGCAGATCTTCTTAAAACTCTCGCAGAAAGCAGCCAACAGTATCAAAAGATTTTAGAACACATATGAATGGTATTCACACCCACTTGGCCGGCGTCATACCGCTAGCCAATCTCAAGACTGATTATAACCTCCAAACACCAGAGTGTTTGCTGCCTCTTGACGCAGGCTTTACGGCCATCCAAAAGGCAGTCTTTGAGTGCGCTATCGTGGGCTGCCAAACCATTTGGATTGTAGCTAATGACGACCTAGCCCCAGTGGTGCGAAAGGTAGTCGGAGAGTGGGTGCATGACCCCGCGTATTACCATCGTCAATATGATCCTTTTCCCGCGGCCCGCCAAAAAGCTATCCCTATTTACTATGTACCTATCCACCCCAAAGATCGCGACCGTCGCGACTCCTACGGGTGGTCTGTTTTGCATGGGGTCTATTCAGCCTGGAGAGTGGCTAATATTATCTCCCACTGGGTAATTCCGGATAAATACTATATCTCATTTCCAATGTCGATCCACAATATCTATAATCTGCGAAAATATCGCCGGCAAATTTCTGAGATTTCGAAAAATTGGTTTTTGAGCTATGAAGGCAAAACAGTAAAGGATAATCTTCCACTTTCTTTCACTATGATGAATGAAGACTATATTGAGTGTCGTCGGTTTGTGAATCGAACCACCACCAAAGAATTTATCAATCCTCCACCCGGTGAGCTTCCTTCGGAAAAATTGCCTTTATCGGAACGCTGGAGTGCGCGCCATTTTGACTTTGATACCATTTTTGACAAAGTAGGCGAAGAAGGCGCCCATAAAGAAGAAATTGAGTGGTTTTACGATCTTACAAGTTGGGAAGAATATCAACGTTTCTTAGGATCGGAAAATTATATAAAAAAGCCATCAAATAGCTTGACAAAGGCACGATTAGATGTTAAATTACCATATAGAGAGGGAGTTATAGATGACGATTAAATTCGTAGGGCTGCATGCCCACAGTGTGGCAGGGTCTATTTTTGATGCAATCGGGTATCCGGATGCGCATATGGACTTTGCTTATGAGAACGGGAGTGATGCGCTAGCGCTCACCGACCATGGAAACATGAATGGACTAGCGGGACAGGTTCTGCATGCCAAGAAGATGCAGGCAGAGGGGAAAGACTTTAAACCGATTTTCGGTGTTGAGGCATATTTTATTCCCTCCATTGAAGAATGGCGCGAAGAATATAACGTGGTTATGGCCGATAAAAAACGAGCCAGAGGCGCCAAAGCGGCCGCCGCGTCGGGCGCAACAGTCGAAGATGAAACCGACAGCAAGAAGATCCAAGGACTCTTGCGTCGTCGTCGTCACTTGATTTTGTTAGCCCAAAACCAAACAGGGCTTAATAACCTTTTCAAATTGGTTTCGGAGAGCTACAAGAGCGAGAACTTTTATCGGTATCCTCGCATGGATTACGCGCTGCTTGAGAAGTATAGCGAAGGCGTTATTGCCGCCTCGGCATGTCTTGGAGGGGTCTATGCGGGAAACTACTGGGAGAACGGAACCTACGATGAAGAAG